CAGGCTATCAACATCTTCCCACTCATAAATGGGCTTGTCTGCTTTGACGTTTTCTTTACCACGAATAGCAAACTGCGGGGTTAAGAAGTTACGGTCCTGTGGAGTGTAGTTAGGCACACGACCTGTTACATTCCAGAAGGTCCACTTTCTATAACCTACAATCGCAGAGGCATCGTTATTGCCTTCGGCGTATCTGGCTACATAAAGCTCTGCAATGACTGGTTTGGGTTGTTCCCCGATTCTGGGCGCACTATACTTGTTTGTGGCATATGTCCCGCCAGCAAGCATCGCAAGTGCTTCGCCCGGTAGTTCGGCGTTCGTGAAGCTTAATTCAACCCCAGACAATTCAGCTTGTTCCTCGATGGTGGCGATTAAGCGATCTCCGCCTCGAAGCTCTGCTCGTTGTCCCTCGATCCATTGATGAGTAATGCCAGCTTGTTGTGGTGTTTCAAAGCGAGCCGTCTTGCCTGCAGCCTTTTCCAAGCCGGTTTCTGGATCGATTTCTTTGATAATCATCAATCTGCAACCGTATAAAATATCGCTCATGCTTTCATCTCCTTCTTTTTATCTCCCAACACGTGGGATTCGAAATTCTATCCTGCGAGTGATTGCATTAAGATCGGGGTCTTGAAAGTCTCCGCCCGTATGCACCCACTCAATTTCAAACTTGTGGCCTGTGCTTGTGGTGAGAATCTCACCAGCCAGCAACCCCTTCAACTCTGCAACAGCTTGATCCACGGGAATGAAGCTTCCGGGGTCAAAGTAGGGCCAAATCGTCAACTCACGAAAAAACCCCCTGTTATTAAAAGGGGCTCTCATTTCGTCACCAAGCTTGATGACTCCATACGGCTTTTTAGTACTAGCATCTGGACCTCCAGGCTGGTACCAGGATTTGATTGATTGACAGTTTGCAGTTAGGTACTGATAAAGTGCCACCCTCATCCAGACACCACCTTCTGTGCATCCTCTAGGAAGTCAGCTACATACCGCCTGACAGTAGGCATGAGGATGGCGTATCTCCCTTGATTGGCTAACTCCAAGTACACTCCATAGTCCATTGCGTGAGCTATACGAGTTATCAAAGATTGATCTCTCTGCATGGAGTAACCGAACAGTCCTCTGCGAGCCATGCTTGTCCTGTCTTGCCATCCAGCATTTATCTTGGCGTGGGCTTCCATCTGAGCGGCGTATCTTTGACTCAATGCGTATAGTGCAGCCTTCCGGCGTTCTATGGCCAATCGTAAGTTGCGATTAACCTCAGCGGAACCCGCCATCAGACCACCTCCTCGATGATGCACTGCAGGGAAACGATTTCGCCCAAATAGCGAACGGGATTAACCACTGCAACTCTGTGATTAACCCCGTCTAACTTGAACGTGTCTTTGATTTTGACATCCGCATCCCACGGACAAAGCATTTCTCGATTGTTGATCTGTAGTGTCCCGCCATCTTTGACGATGTCTTGCGAGGAGCTGTTTCCTAGATAGACTCTAAAGGTTTGAGGCGAAAGGGCAATATCCTGTTCAGGTAACCATCCGCCAGCACCATCTGGTTTGCGCTCTCTCCGGTTTAGGACTATCTCAGAGGGGCTAAGTTCAATCGCCTTTGCAGTTAGTTCTCTGCGCTTTTGGAGGTCCATTTACAACACCTCTGGTCGGACAATTTTCAGGACCAAACTACCCTTGTTTTGCCCTTCCAACTCTTCTAGCTCTCGCCGGCGATAATCTTGTGCCATTGTTTGGGCGTAAGCCAGTCTGTCTTTGAGTTGAGTAAAGCGATATTTCTCCGACCCAGTGCCAGTTTCTTCGACATTTCCCATTTCTTCTTGGATCATTCCAGCCTTCTCGGTCCATCCAAGTGACGCCGCCCCATAAATCGTTTGGGATTCTTCTAGCAAATCTTCAAGTTCTTCATCCGCGAAGCGAGTATCCACTTCTGTTCCATTTGGGGGAATTTTCTCCCCCAAGAACCTCCTTAACCTTGCCACCAGTTCAGGCGTGGGGGTCATTTTATCACCCCTTCAAATAGTCATTGATCAGTTTCACTAAGTGTTTCTTCGTAGCACCATTTTTGTACTCGACCCCTAGTTCGTCAGCCCTCGCCCTAAGCTCTTTGGCGGTAAAATCATCCACATTAACAAATCCGCGTCCGCCAGCATTATCCCCCGAAGGCTTATCATCAACAAAAGGCTCACCTTGAGCATCGTTGAAATACGGGCAATATCTTTTAGACGCTTTAGTTTCGGTAGTCCAACGTCTAGCTTCCAAATCAGGATGGCATTTTGCAGGGGGCATCATCCCCGGATCACTTGCTGGCACCCAGGGATAATGCGTGCACTCAATACATTTCATTTAGGTCACCGCCTAAAATTCAGGCAGAGTGATTTCTTGGACGTTCTCGGTTAAAG